ATGGATATGTATCATACGAATGAAGAAGAATTAATAGAGATGGGTGAAAAAGGAATTGATAACATTCCATTTGAATTTTATGCTAGAACTGGTTTAGATCCCGATGATATGATTTAGATTAGTTTACTTATTCACCCATAATAAAAGTAGTGAGGATTTATTCCTCACTACTTTTTTCTTTATTTTCTTGAGCTAATTTATTTACTTTTTCTAATACTTCTGCTTTAATATTCTCAGGAACATCATCAATTGTTCTATATCCTTTGTTTACTAAACTTGTGTAAAAATTAATTAATGCTGTTTGTTTTACTCCCATAATTGTTACTCCTTTCAATATAAATTAATTAAACTTTGGTGTTCAGAATACATCTAACATAAAAATATTAAATATTGGGGGAATAAAAATGAGCAAGTATATTAAACTTCATACATTATCAGTTGGGTATAATATAGATTTAGGACAACAATTTTTTGATTTATTACATGAATATGATGAGTATATACATTCATATTTTTTCTCAGTTCATGAAAGATTTTATAACAATCCAAATCAACCTGAATTACAATATGATGATGTTATTGATAACTTAGCATTATTAAATACATATAACTATCCTGCTAATTTATTGTTCAATAATTATAATAATAAAAATTTTGAAATATATAATCATACTATTGATAAATTACTGAATGTTGGAATTAATATAAAAGCAGTAACTGTATTAGATCTTGATCTAGCAAAATTAATAAAGACTGATTTTCCACAATTAGAGATACATTCATCTGTTAGATATTTTGATACTTATTTAAGAAATTATATGAATCTAACACCAGTTAATTTCATAGATCATATTAATGATTTCATTGGATTAATTGATGTGGTAAATCTATCTGGTACATATAGTATGTTTGATTATGATATTCAAAATAAATGCAGAGAGCTTGGTTTCAAAATTAAGTATATTACAAATGAAGGATGTATTAGAAATAGAGATCTGAATTATTCAAAATTTAAAGGATATGAAAATAATAAATGTTATAACCCTGATAAAGGATGCCAAATTTTATGCACAAATAAATTAGTTAAATCATATCCATGGTTAGAACTAGCAAGAGCTAATTTATATAAAGAATCTATTCAATATATTGATTATGATATTCTAAAAATATCTGGTAGGAATATATCAGATATTAATAAAATCAGATCAATGTTGAATTATTGGACATCTGATGATGGAACTAATTATATTGCAAACATATCAATGTATAATGATATTAATACATATAATATCTTTAAAGAATACATAAGGGATTCTGCAACATGTAATGGGATGTGTAAAGAATGTAGAAAATGTGAGAAATATTATAGTAGGATGATTTTAAGTTCAACCAAATATGAAAATATATATCAAAGATAGTAGTGAGTAATTACTCACTACTATCTTCTATAATTTAATTTATTGATGGATCAATTGTGCATTTACCAACTTTAATCCTATGAACATGTTTTGTTTCTTTATATGATTGAATAATATTTGTTTTTGATACTTTATATATGAATTTATTTCTAATAAAATCAAATGTTGATAATATATCTTCTTGAATTGGTCCCAATCTACTGATAGACGAATGATTACAACCACCTAATCCCATTACTATATTATTTTTAACAATATCGATATTACTATCCATTACTACTTTTGAATTTATAAAGAAATCTCTATAGCTTCCATTTTTTAGTAAATGATAAGGCTCTTCACCATAATCAATTATGTCTCCAATATTAAGTGATAGAGATGAATCTTTTTCTAAAGAATATTCATCAGTACTTAACACAATATCTTTTAATAATTCTCTAAACTTAATTGATTTTAGATAATATTTATCAACTCTAAAATTAGGAATGGAACATATTTCATCAGGTTTTAATTCATTAATGCATTTATTCATATCATCAACATAAATATCCCATCCCATATCATTATCATAATTAAATAATGCAACTATATCAATATTTGCATATCTATCATTTTCATGGAAAATATCAATAGCTTTCTTCAATTTATCAATATCATAGGGTATTCTATTTTGTTGTTTATTTGATTTTAAATCAAATGACTGAATACCAATACTCAATCGCTTAATATCCATATCATTAATTAAAAATGATAAAAATTCATCGGTTAAATCAATAGGATGAACTTCGAATGATATATTAGTCGTATTATGATATCCAGGAATATTATTTATTATTTCAATCAAAGCATCTTTATTCCATAATGATGGAGTACCTCCACCAAAATAAATTTGATCCATTTTAACAGGAAATACATCTTTCATATTCTGAACTAAAGATACTACACTATCTTCATATATTTTTATTTTATCTTTATATTCATAATATTTGTTACTGCCAAATGCACAGAATTTACATATTGATCTGCAAAATGGAAAATCTATATATAATTCAAATTTGGTATCATCAGTTATTGGATATTCATTGAAATATCGTTTCCAATATTCTATAAATTCACCATCATTATGTAAATAATAAGGATAATCTTTATTCATAATTTATTCCTTTCTTACCATATTTGCAAACTCTTTTGGATATGAGCAATATTTTTGTAATCTACATGGTCTGCATCTATTTATCATAGAACATTCATAACATTCTTTCGGAACATAAATTTGTAAACCATGTGGGCATGAATTCTTTAATGATCCATCTGGGTATAACGTGTATATATTAGTACAATCATAACACCAGTTATTTATTCTATCAGCAATTTCTAACTCAATATTTGATTGCCATTTATTATATAAATTACATAGCCATTGATCAGCCGATTTATAATATGATGGATCATTTTCTTCACCAACATAATGTTCAAATTTAATACACTTAACTCCCTTAATATTCCATGTATCAACAAGTGATATAAATTCATCTATATTCATATTAAATAAATCTTTAGTTAATGTAATCATTATAGTATGAGATATTCCATTATCTGATATAATCTTTCGATTTTTCATCCAGATATCATATTCTTTATCATTAAATCTTTTAGAATTCCAAGATGTTGATATACCATCGAATGTTTTATATATTTCTATTAATCTATCATTTAGAATAAGTAAATTGGTTGATATACCATTTATCTTACTGATGCCATTAATATTATTAGATTCAATTATTTCATATAATCTATCAAGATGTGTTGTAGCTTCTCCTCCAAAGATTGTTATTTGTCCATCAAATTTATTTAATTCATATAGGAATTTATCTTTATCATAAAATTCATCTCTATCTTTAGCAAAACAATGTGGACAATTTAAATTGCAGTGCCACGTGGGCACTGCATATAAATGTTTGTACATGTTAAATCTCCTTTACCCATCCATATTTAATTAGCTTTGGTTTTAATTTAAGCATTTCCTCACAATGTTCTGGTGGATAATGTTTTTTCTGTGATTGACATCCATTGCATAATGCAAACAATTCACATGATGCACATTTTTCATTGACATGATATGCAACTGGTGGATATTGTGGCACTGGTATTAAATTATTATCATTCTTATAATCTTTCAATATCTCAGGTTGTTCTTCACAGCATCCATAATAATGAAGCTTATCATCTGTATCAACATAGCAGCATCTAATTGATGATTTACATAACATGTTGATATTCAAATTACATGCATTGAAATTATATTTACTTGTATATATTTCATAATCACCTAATCCAGCATCTAATATTTCCATGTATTTAATAAACATCTTATATCTTGGATATGTGACTGTACATCTACCTTGTTCTGTCGCATTATTTATTCTAACTTTAGTATTTAATCTTTTTGCCAATTCAACTGTTTTTATTACAGTATCTTCATTACTCTCATCTATTACAGCAATAAATGGTAATGTTTTATCTGAATTTATTTTTTCTCGAAATAAATTGAATATTTCAATAAACTTATCTTCAGTAAATGGAGTATCTTTATCCCATCTTCTACTTTCTCCATAATTAAAAGATGTTGTTATTCCAACATTATCATCATTGAATAGGTCAACCCATTTATCTGGATGATAATAGAATTCTTTAAGATTAGTTGTGATTGACATTGTTCCTTTTGGTGATTGTTCATGCATAATATCCAACAATTCCCAATAATAATCTGGATCGACTAATAATGGCTCTCCTCCACTCACAACAATAGAATTTGGTTTTATTGTTCTAATTACATCTTTTATTTGTTCTGGAACACCGTTTGTTGGATGTTTAATATATAATGATCCAGCGCTACAAAATGTGCAATCAAAATTACATAAACCAGTTACTCTGATGATTAAATCCATTTATTTAACCTCCGAATTATCAGATGTATTTATATCTTCTTCATATGGCTCGCCAACCTTGGCAATGGTCACAAATTCGTCATGATTAATTTCTTCATAACTTTTAGTGAGATCAGATATAGTAGTTCCAGTTTGATATGCATAAAATTCTGGTTGTAATATAATATTCAGTATATCAGCTGATTGATATAATTGCTTATTTCCCAATAAATCAATAATTTTATTTGATAATGATGACTCATTTGAAAAATAAATATTGACTGGAATATATGGAATTTTTAGCATCTTAGCTATCAATATTGTAATCATTGTATCATCTTCTGGTGATGATAGAACTCCACCATTCAATCTCATGAATAATGGGTTTTGAATTCCATTGGTTGCTATATCTATTATTTTAGCCTCAAATTCTTCTTGGGTATATGGTCCGAATGAGTATTCTTTGGTATCAATATCTTGTGTATAAATTCCATATGGAAGTGGTTGTATTTTATATATTTCATATGGAATATTAGTACTCAAAATTGTTATTGGATCAATATATGAATCGAAGTATTCATTATATACAAAATTAGAATTATTAAACATTGTATATTTCAATATATTTGGTAATGCAATATTGAAATTGCATGGAGTTACCTTCAATTTAGTATGATCTAGAAAATGATCCTGTTTCTGATGGTATCCTACTATCTTACTTCGTAACATTTCATTGCGTAGATCAATTTTGAATAAACTATCAGCATCATATACATTTACTAAAATATCTTTATTATTATTTTTTGCCCATGATAGATAATACATCAATGGAAGATATCTTTCATAATTTCCATAATATTCTGATATACCATAACCATTAGTAATATCAGAAAAATCATAATCATTCATGTATACTGAATCAGCATCCAATAACTTATTATATTCATCAATATCATTTTTTACAAACCATGAATTTTCATCTTTGGATAATTGATCCATTTCATCAAGCGTAAGTGATATTATTTGACGTGATTTCAAATGTTGTGTTGTTTGATCTAATCGATCAATCATATATAACTTTTTATCTAAATCAGGGGATTTATATGAATTGAGTTTCTCAGCAATTGTCTTCATTTACTTGTACCTCACTTTCTTGACTCACAATTTTCACAAATTCAGTTATAGCATCCTTCTGAACTTCTTGTGGTGCAAATAATAATGATAGAATATTATAGAATGGCAAATTCTCAATTATTCTATGCAAATAATACTGATTATCTTTATCATTAAATAAACTGAAATATCCTGGCTCTTGGCCTTCTATTGATTTATCATATTCAGTCAATAATAATGAAAATGTATTATATCCTGCCAAGTAATATATATTAACTATTTTTATTTCATCATCCTCAATAAATGGAACATTACTCATATCAATATAATCACCATTCGTATTATATGTTTCCATTGAATAATAAGGTAATGAATTTATAAGCCTTCTTACTTTATTAATGAAAGATTTATTATTATTAATGAATTTAATAATTTCATCTTTGGTTAATATACTATCAAGATATATATTATCATCTATATAAAATGTAAGTATATTTGTCCATGTATCTGAGAATATCTTAAAGCTGATCTCAATATCAGTAGATAAATATAGTTTAAGATATTCTTCTTTATCTTCATATGAGCAATTATCAAAATTTAATTTTGGATTTGTTCCAATATTTCTTAAAAATGTTAATGCATATTTTTTCTTTTTTTCTTCAGGAACATCAAAATTCAAATTGCTCATATCGACTTCATCATCTATTGTCGGTACCTCATTAGGGATAATTACACATTTCATATTTTATACAACCTTCTTTTATTTTTATTTATTACTTATAGCAACCATTATTACTATGGCAATTATGATGGCAATCAGAATGACACACTGAATGGCATATTATTATTTCTTTACTTGCTTGATGGTAACCACTATTAGCCCAAGCTGTATTTAATGCTGTATACAGATCATTCATTTTGGAAATACTCATTATATCATTTGCTTTGATTTTCCCATTTGTATATGAAGAATTTAATGTTTTTATATATGAATCCGCAAATAATGCTCGTCCACTAGCTGAAGTCATTGTACTATATGAATGTGATCCATTTCTTGAAGAATGATATAATCTTGTATATCTCCATGTTCCAACTCTTGTCAACATATGTGTACATTCAACCAAAAATGAGAGCATTCTTGCAGCATCAGGTTTTCCTTCATGTACACCACTACTCTCCAAATAATTTTGAATCTGTTTTCTAAATATTGTCACATTTCCAAGTGCTTCATCTATCTCTTTATATTCAGTAGAACCATATGTATCTACTGGCAAATTTGTGCTATGGATTAATGATGATGTAGTAATAACATCATAAACATTTGTCCAAAAACCATTTATAACATCATTATGCACTATTTTTTCCTTTGTTGCTAATGCCATAATTACCAAATCCTTTCATTTTTTTTATTTTAAAAAATACATAATAGGATTATATAATCCTATTATGTATTTTAATATAATATTAATCAACCCCAACCAGCTCTACATCTATACCATGTAGGTTGGCTATCACCTGACAGTTTGGCATATACTTTTATACAACATTCTTCGCTTGAACTCGTATCAATCCATATTTCACCTTTGTCTACAAGTGGTGCTGATGGAGCAGATGATGCTATTGTAACTCTTACACCGTTTACTCTAGCTGAGTTTCCACCATTTGCGGTCATTGAAGTTGGATAATCGTTTAAATCATAAAAGCTACCTGTATTAGCCACTTTATGAAGACCAGTAATCATTGTATATGGATGGGTAGCAGGATGTGGATTATTAAGTGCACCGGTTTCTATTCCAGCTAATTTAGTTTTTTCTGCATTTGTATAATCATTAATACTAAATCCAGCTTCTGTACCATTACCAAGTTTATGATTATTAGTGCCACCTGCACCAATATGGTTGGTTAGGTCAACAATATTTTTATTCCATTTAGCTCTTTCAGCTGCACTAATATGCTCTCTAATATCTGAATTAGCCATAGTTTATCATCCTTTCTTTTTCAAATTTCTTAATGGGCTTACTGATAGCATATTTCTGAATTTTTCAATAAATTTATCAGCTCCAGTTCCAGCAATCTGTATACCAACATCATATGCATTGCCTCTATCATATTGAGATAGAGTTAACCCATTACCTTCTATTTTATCAACTGCGTCAGAAGATACAGTTACAGTTGCGGTATATGAAGATGTATCAAGCATAAATGAACGCATATTTGCATCTCCCGATATTGAATCTGGTATAGTAATATCCTGATTGAATGATGAGCATTTCCATAAGAAATGATCAAGACATTGCCGTCCAGATACTCCTGGATGTATTATAGTACTACCTTCAGTCTTCTTATCTGGAATTGTTAATGGTTTATTAAATGACGTACATCCATGCAAGAATTTCATCAAACATTTATCTCCAGTTACACCACTAGGTATTGTAAGATCTTGATTAAATGACGTACATCCATCCAGAAATCCTTCCAAGCAACGTTCTCCAGTTACACCGCTAGGTATGGTAATTGCTTGGTTGTATGATGTGCATCCTTTTAAGAATCCTTCAAGACAGCGTGCACCAGTTACACCGCTAGGTATTGTCAATGACTGATTGAATGATGTACAGCCAGCCAAGAAGTTTCTAAGAGAACCTCCTCCAGATACAGAGTCTGGTATTCTGTCAATAGATGTTAAACTTGTAAAGTTTCTTGCAAAGTTAGCTAATGATGTAATACTATATGTTTCCGGATTATCAATTTCTTTTTCTTCATATTCATCTGGATCACCTGGATTAACTTTGTCTTTCAGTTTTTTCTCTATAACCTTTGAGCTCCAGAATGATATTTTAGTTACCTGATTCTTAGTAAATGATGATCCACCTGCTGTTATAGTAGTATTTGCTGGTAAATTATTACTTAAATTGTATATTTCTTCTTCATTAAAAATGGATACAGTATTATTGTTGCTAAGAGTCAATTTTAAAACTTCATATTTATGAGTTGAAGGAGCATAAAAGTTAATATTAAAGTCTTGCGTATAACTTTCTCCAGTATGCTTATAATATTTATGCTCATCCTTAGAAACTTTGTTGTATGCAGAGCCATCCCATTTATAATATTTATTATTAACATTGGATGCCAGTATATTATTATATATTTTATTAGAATCTGGAGTTATTTCATCTTTATATGCCGAATTATCAGAATCATATGATGAATAAAATGTACCTTTATACAAATATCCATTCTCAACATCTTTATCAAATTTTCCAGTTGCATACCATGTGTATTCTTCTTTTGTTCCATTTGCAACAGTAGCTCGAATTTTACATGTTCCAGCTGCAGTTGCTGTCAATACTCCATTACTAATTGAAGCATTTGTTGATCCTTTATCAACTATTGACCATGATACATCTGAATAGCTAGGAATTTCAGTATCATATGTTTGAGTATCCCTAGCAACAACTGATAAATTAGTTTCACATTCAGGGCCTAGTACCATTCTAACATTAGTTGGGAATGATGAAGGTATATTAATAATATCTGCTACTGGAATATATTCTGGAAGGAATGTTACAGTTCTAAATGTCTCATAATTAACATAACTAGTCTCTCCGGCATCATTTACTTGCTGAATTGCTGATGCTGATTGGGTGACTTCATAAAAATCTCCATCTTCAAAATTATAGAAGTAATCATAAGAATCTTTACTTCCCTCAGGAGCTTTATAATCCCAATCATATTCAGAATCCATTGTAACATTATAAGTTTCTTTCCATGTTGCCGCATCTTGTGTATAAGGCAAAAATTGTAATCCCATTCCACCAGTGGCATTTAATAAACCATTATCTGGATCTCTATTATTATCATTTATATTCCTAGAATATGAAATTATTATACCACCATCACCAGTTGATGCATTCCATGGATCTTTCTCTGCCATAGATAATATTATTGGTCTCTTAGCTCTAATGATAGAAGGATATTCCAACTTAACATTTTCAAGATTAATATGTGCCGATGGAGCATCAGGAAATATTAATACAATTTCTACCTTAAATTCAGCATCACTTTTATTTGCACCGCCACCTTTAACAGTTGCTTTCAATTCTACAGTTTTATCATCAAATGCTTCTATATAAAAACTATCCTGAGTATCATCTTCACTACTAGAGTTAACATAATCAGGATTTTCTTCCCACCATGTTACAGAATCAGCTGCGATTGAAAGTGTTTTAGTATTTTTATCAAATGTAACATTGGCAGGAGTAGGATTAACTAATTCCCATTCAATTGTTTTGACAGATGCAGTAGATGGTGAAACTGTTGCACTAGCTAATGAAAGTGGCTCTGATACTTTATCCCATGTACTAGGAACACCTGATATACCCTCAGCAACAATAAATGCACCATTGACACTAATTGAAAATTCTTTAGTAAAATCTTCTCCTATTGCTTTACCATTTTTTACAGTAGCTGTAATTTTTGCTACACCACTTTTAGTAGCAGTAAATATTCCATCATCATACAAAATAGCATCAGTTGATCCTTTACTCGTAATAGCAGCTGTTACATTTGTATATGATGGATAATTGGTAACTGATGTATCCCATGATGCCACAAATTTAAGTCTACAAAATTCTCCTGAATTATATGAACCATTATATCCAGTCATAATAATATCATTTATTGGATAATATTTATTTATTACCTGTATATCAAATACTTCTACATAGTCATATATAATTTTCGTATATGTATTTTTCTCTGCTGAATACATGTATCTATCAGATGATGTGGCATCAATATAAATCTTATACTCTTCACCAGCAATTTCTGTTGTATAACTAGCATCTCTATAAAATTTATTACTGCTAGATACAAAGTACCCATTAACAGTCTCATATGCAGATCCCTCATTAGGTCTTAAACCATTCTTGATGGTTGCTTGTACTCTTAAATATCCAATATTGCTAGCTCTTAATACCTTTGATCCATTTCCTGATGCAGTTAATTTTGCTGATGTAGAAAATACATTATTATTATATAATAATTCCCAGATAATTTCTTTCTTCTCAGCATTGCTAGGTTTAACTGTTCCTGATAAAATATAATCAGTATCTGTTTCAATTACAGTTGGAACATTTTCAATACCAGTGACTCTAACATATTGCTTTATATCAATATTAAGAGTATCACTAAAGATTTCCCCATTAACAGGTGCTGTTTTTGCGACTATAGTTGATCCAGTAATATCTTTATCAATATGGATATATCCATGATTATCACGACTGAAATTTCCGCTACTATCTTTTGCTGAAGCAACTGGGTAATCATCTAATGCAACTATTAATGTACCTTTTTCATCCAAACGACATAATTGATCATCAGTCTTAAGGTACCATGTTATTGATGGTAAGTCTGCATCGGTTGGAATTGGATTTGCAGTTAATTGGTATTTATTTGTTATTTCATACACTGACGTTGATGAAGTAATTTTAATACCAGTTAATTTTGGTTTTACGATAACCTGTGAAATGCTTGTATAAACATCATTTGCACCGGGGCTAGATAATTTACAGAAATAGTAGTAAGTTCCAGATGTTGTTGATTGAGGAATCACGTATGTCGAATTTGTTTCTCCCTCAAGCAATGTAGCACCGTTAGTACTATTAATGCTATTTCTATACCATTGATAATATATAACATCACTTGTTGATTTAGCGACAACTGATAATTGTTGATTTATATTATCAAGAGTAATATATGAATATGATGATGGATTGGTAACAATTGTTATTACATTCTTTTTAGCAGTAATTGTAAAATCTTGTGTAAAATTAGATTTAACATTATTTGATCCATTGACTGCATTATTCAAAGTAGCTCTAATTTTAATTGTACCTGCAGTATTTGTTAAAATTATATTATCATTGATAGCGGCAGTACCTGATACTACCGACCATATTATTGATGATACTGAAGCATTATATGGAACCACCTGTGCCCCTGATAAATTATATGGAACTCCTGTTAATATTTCTGCAGGAACATCAATTATCTTTGTTACAGATACAAATGGTACATCATCGATATAATTCAAACGAAAATAAGCATTTTGACTCATATATACTAATATACATGGAGAATTTGCTGGATAAGATGAATTCATATCAAATAATACTACAGCACAATCTAAATTAGTTTTTACAACTTGGGGATTCGATAGTTTGATTATAGTTCCATCACCCATTTGTACACCCCAATGTGATGAATCCCGAGATATATAAAATTCAATATTGGGAGCTTGAGGGGGATATGAAAATGTTGCTAATAATTTATCAGTATTACCATTTTCATCAGTAGTAGCTCCATAGTTATTAGTTGTGAATGCGAAATTTCCTGATGCATGCTGTTTAAAAGTAACCTGCTGATCATCCTGATATGAAATCTTAAATCTAGCAGTATCACTTCTATATACTAATAAACACGGAGAATTAGATGGGTATGATTTACTCATATCAAACTGAACAATCGCACTATCTCTATTAAGATATAAAAGTACGGGGTTTGAAAGGGGGATGATAGAACCATCCCCCATTTGTGCACCCCAGTCATTATTATCAGTACTAATATGAAAATTTATATCAGATGGCTGATGGGGAAATCCAATCGAAAACATGCATTTACTAACTTGACCATTAGTATCAGATAATCCACCAGATATGCCATCAATAGTAAATCCACAATATCCAGTTTGTTTATTAATGACTGCCATAGGTATTCCTCCTTATTAAAGTTCTTTAATTGTATAATAAGCTTTGTTGGTTCTATATACAAGTTGACATGGAGAATTAGAAGCATACCAGTTATCACCCAATGAGAATTCTGCAACAACACTTGTACTAGTTGTTGAGATTGTTGCTGAATATGTTGCTGGAATAATTGTTCCATCACCCATCTTAAGACCCCAGCAATTTGTATTAGTTGCAAAATCAACAGTAATATCATTTGCTTGCTGACTGAAGTTAATAGTAATCCATGCTCTATTAACATTTCCAGATGTTGATATACCACCAGAACCTTGAGTGGTAACACCATTATATCCAGATAGTTTATTTATAACCGTTTCGTCGCTAGTATCTTCAGCTGGATTTGGGTTAGCCCCAATAGTGAGTCCACCATTAACAAGTAATCCAGTACCAGGAACAGGATTGATCAATCTCCAATATGTTCCATCAAATACAAATACATGAGTGAAATTCTTTCCAATCATATAATTTGATACTGCTTCGCCAGCATATATAACTTTTGCTGCTCCAGTTCCATTGACATCCAACGTAGTATTATTATCTTTTCCACTTCTATCTTCTTCATCAAATGTTAATGAAACAGTACTACCAATTTGACGAATAAATACAACTGGATCCATATAAGTTGAAACCAATGTTGCAATCTTAGCAGCTGTATATTTATCAGTATGACAATAACCTTTTGCAACACCAACAGCATTTCTACGTACCCACTCAGAAGATACAATTGAGTTAGAATTATCAGAGTCTTTTAATGTCTGAATACCTGTTGGATTTTCAAGGTTCCAATTAGTTCCATCATATGTGAAAAGATAAGTATAACCAGCTCTTATCATCTCTGATAAAATATTCATTCCACCATACTTAATAGGCTTAGGTCCTGAACTCTCAAGGTCAGGAATATCAAGATAATAAGTATCACCAGTTTTACCATTTGCACTATCAGCTTGTTCTTTAATCGCATCTTTACTAAATGTGATTGATACTGTAGATCCTTGCTGCATCATAAATACTGCAGGTTTAACAAACCTCATATCAAGTACTACTGTCTTTATTTTTACATCTGTATCAGTATCACATCTACCAAATGCAACACCAACAGCATTACGTCTAACCCATTCAGTAGTTGCAATTCTATTATCATTAGAATCATCTGGAGCTATAACAGCTCTTGGTTCTCCAGTCATTTCATACTGATTATGTTCAACATCAGGCCAATGAATAGGAGCACGAGAAATATCAGTAGGATGCCTATGATCTCCTCTAGCATAATATCCATCATCTGTACCCTTAGAAGGAGATCCATCCATCAATGGTTCAACATCAGTTGCTCTGGTATGTCCAAATACTGATACCGTTGCTCTACCAAATGTAGATCCAGAAGGAGATGTATGAACTCTAGGAGCTTTAATCTCATCTAAATATCTACCCATATTAGCTGATAATGCTGCTAATGAATCAGTAGAGTCCAGATTATCTATAACCTCAAGTCCTTCCATATCATTAATGATTTGAATGACATCGTCAATATCAGCTTTCTTAGCATTCAATATTCTACCTTGATTTGCTGATAATGGTCTATCAGTCTCATATGATATAAGATTATCAATTACGGTATTATGAACATATTCAGTTGTAGCTATTCTGGTAGATACATCAGTTGCATTCTGTGTTGTTGTAGTAGGTGATCCTTTTAGATGTACTGACTGAGCAATTTCTGTTTCCGTAATTGAATTAGGAACAATAGTTGCTTTGATAGTACATGTATCCTGATCAACTTCTACATTGACATTAGTACTTAATGAACCCATATAAATTCTAATAAGTGAAGATAGATCTACTCTACGTTCACTTCCATCTGGCAATACGAGTACTAATTGATTTTCAGCTCTATCACAATATGTCTTCTCAAATATCTCAGCAATTGGGACATGTACTTCTAATAATGACCCATCTCTATATTCATAAATAACAGAGCATTTATTATCATCCCAAGAAGCATTGACAAAAGCATTATAAGTATTAATATCACTAGTAAGTGCCTTGATGTTAGTTGTTAATTTATCAAGAGCAGCTTGTACTGCTGTAGATATAGGTTTATCCATATCTGAGGTATTATTAACATTGCCCAATCCTAATTGATCAGCTGTAACATTGTGAGGATTATCAGTATTAGTAACATGATTGTTGAATGTAGATAATGGAACTGCACCAATCTGAGTAGCTGTTGTCCTGTGAGGATTATTGAAATCATTGATATGATTAAACATATCAATTTTAGCTTCATCAAGTGCAGATATCTTCTCTAATATAGAAGTAATATTATTATTTGTAATCTCAAATTGCCTTGTGACAACTTTCTGGGTTACAAATCCATCTTCATTCTCACCAAGTTCATTATACCATTCAGGTCTATTCTTTATATCTGACCAATCTACCACATTAGCAGGCAATGTTTGACCAGCTAAAGCCATATCATTAAATATATCAATAAGATCTCTCCAAGTAGTATCATAGTTTTCATCAGATATCTTAATAAGTAACTGACCAGATGTACCACCAACTGGAACACCTTCACCATCTTTTCCATCTACATAATCAACACCTTTAACAGGAGTATATCCATCAGCTCCTTTAATATTAACTGGTGTAGGTGCTTCATCTACTTCTTTAGATAATGACCATGATAAATTAAAATCTTCATCTACTGAAGGGTACCATACTTTATCACTAACTCCTGATCCACCAATTGCTTCATCGTTTGTTTCTCCAGAGAATAATTTAATAAATCTTCCCTGTACCCAAACATACATTGTTGTTTCAGGATATTTAATTACCATATCACCAGGTGTCATTGATTCAAATCCAACTTCTTGCCATGCTTGTCCGGCCAATTTAACATATATAATACAATCTTGAGTTTCATTCGTCTCATGATCAGTTGCAGGTATTAATGCAAAATATGTTAATGAAGGATCTGAAACATCTGGGAAATTATCACCATATTCAAGAATATAGTTAGGATTCCAATTTCCTGAACTATACTCTACTAATGATGCTTTATAAGTTCTATCATTCCATAAGATATTCTTATAGTTAAAGAATGATTCTCTCAAGTTAGCAAATGTATCATCAATCTCTTCTCTTGTGTATGTTCCAACCTGATGTGCCGTAACATTATGAGGATTATTAAAATCATAAATATGATTTTCGAAATCAGATTGATTTGCTTTATTATTCCATAATCCTCTTTCTTTCTCAGTAATATGTAATGATGTATTTTGAACATGAGCATTGAAAGAAGATAATGGAGCCATTGAGTTCCATTTACTGCGTTCTGCATCAGTCATATGAATTGATTTATCATTTGCATGTGAATTGAATGCAGTTACTGAAATCTTTGTATCTAATGCATCTCCAATAGCTTTCTCGCTAGGTATCTTTTTAGTAGATCTTTGAGATGCATCAGAGTTAATTGAATTAATAACTTCAAGAGCACCAATCTGTCCTCTGACTCCAGACCATGTCATTATTTGCCCTGGAATACCAGGATCAATAATATCTTGTTTTAAATTTATAAGACGATAAATTGAATCTATCTCATCTTTTAATGTAGCAGAGTCATCGTCTGTAGTTTGATGTACAGCTTCATACACTGTAATTGGGTATGAATAGTCATAATCATAGTCAGGGATTGGTTCTTGATCGTTAACTAGCCAAATTCTTGATTGGACTATAGTTCTGTTTCTTAGTTCACCCATAACAATTTTTCACTCCTTTACGTAAAGATAACTTTAAAGTTTTAATAGGAGGTTCATATGGAAATTAATGTAGGAGATAGAGTCCAAATTAGATCTGGTGCTGTAGATGTCTCTAATGGTGTAACCGCCAAAGCAGGAAAAATGTATGGCGATGGTGGTCCATTATGGGCTACTATTGAATCAATATCAAGTGGATATAAGACTAGCAATAAATATGGTTTACCATCTGTAATTACTAAAGTTAGATGTACAGATGCTACAGGAAATGTTGTAGTATGGCAGGTACAAGATTCTGATGTTGTAAATGTTATAAGTGCATCAGCTGCAAAAACAACTAATGTATCTGGAACTCCAGCTGCAAGTAGTAACTCAACCACAGTTAATACTGCTAATATGACAACTCAAACTAAATCATCTAAATCATATAATACTGTAGAATCTAGAAGTGTATCATCTTTTGTTCCAGATGGTCGTACCGATAGAAATAACTCTGTCAATAGCAGTAGTGGACGAAACACATTGCGTGGTAGCTGGAACTATGGAACTAATTCATCAACGAAAACAGACGGTATTAATATATCAAATCCAACAGCAGCTGCTACTAAAAAAATCACACCATCATCTATAGGTACTATTGAAGATATTGCATATCCAAATGCTGGTGGAACATGGAGAGATTTAACAACTAAAGAAAAAGCTAATATAGGAACTAACCATTTACAAGTAGACACATCAGTACTGGATGGATCAAAGCAAAGAACATCTTGGCAGAATCCAGATAAGAAAGCTGAAATGCTTAATAATAAACCTGATGAAATTCAAAACTCATCAGGATTCCCATATAAGATATCAGATCCAGCTAGTCAATTAGCAGCTAAATATGATTATAGAATATTACCTGGTGACTCTAGATATAGTAAGTCAGTTAGTTTGGAAACTAAACTTAGAGAAGCTAGAGCACAATTTGGAATACAAGTTCATGGAAATAATAATATTGGAAAAGCTGTTACATATTATATGTATAACAGGTATAAACAGCCTGATCCAAATATTGCATTAAGTAAATTAACAACCCATGTATTCTTTACAAGACCTGATTTAAATATATTGAGATGTAGTGGAGGTCAAGCAATTGATGCAGCAGATCAAGTTAAGAATCATACTGAAGCAGCTATGTTATTTAAGAGAAATCCAGAGATATTCAAATTATTAACTGATGGAACTAGATGTGGTGATGGAAATAATTTTAATATGTTATTATCAAATCAAGTCGTTTCATTTCAATTAACTGATGAGCAATTAAGTACAATAGAATCAAATAAGACATGGAATGATTATTCTATATTTTATGGAGATGCATATAGTGGAAGAACCGGAGGAGAATTTCAATGTACATTCAGTGAATTATATGATTTATCAATCATCAATATGATAAAATTATGGATTACTTACATTGATAATGTATCTAGAGGTGCTTGGAGCCCTTCATATAATTTATTTGGATCTGGGGTTTCACATAATTCATTCTATGATAGCCATGTATATATGAAGGAACTAGATTATGCATGTGCTGTAAATGTTTTGAAATGTGGTCCTGAAGGAGAAGAGATTTATTATTGGACTAAATATTATGGAGTATATCCTATAACTACTGGAGTTAGTGCATTATCATATGATGCAACTCAAGGTATTAGTAATAATTCTCAAATACCTATTACTTTCAAATATAGTTTCAAGAAAGATATGTCTCCAATATCATTAATAGAATTTAATGATACTGCAAATCTAGATTCATATGTATCTATTGATTCATATAATCCTAAATATAATCAAAGCTATAGACCAATAGTTGGAGTTCCATTTATTGAAATGAGCTTGGGCAGCTCACAAATGAAAAATCATGGATATAATACTAACAGGCAGAGTACTAACATCAGACTTAAATTTACAAGTTCAGATAAAGCTGATTCAGCTCTGAGTGATAATGTATTATTTAAAACAAATTTGCATAAATAAGAAAGGAGTAACATAGTATGCTTGAACAAATTGGAGATGAGGATATCGTCGTTCAAAATTATACTAATAACTTTGATATCAAAGAATATATACAAGATGAATTAATACCTGCAGCATTTCCTGATATTAGTGTGAGCAAACTAAATCTCGGATTTACTGGTATTATATCAGAATTTATGTCTCAAGTTATTGAGGATTCACAAGCCACTGCTTCACTTATGATGAATGAATCATTTATAACAAGAGCAGTATTGCAAGATTCCATATATTCGGAAGCATCATTATTTGATCTGGGATATAGTTTTGCAGTTCCATCAAGATGTAATTTTGCTGTGCAATTATGGATAGAAGATATTTTAAAATATGCTAAAGCTGTAAAGAATACAAGTACAATGCGTTATTGTCTCGATAAAGACACTAAAGTTGTATTAGGAGATAATACATATAAGTTTGATTATGATGTGTATATTGATTTTCAGTATATTGATGGAAAAAGAGTTTATAATGTCTATTATAATATAGAAGAAACTAATTCAATATCAATTATAACAAATAAATATATTAAGCATCAAGTAACATCAATCGGATGGTTAGTATTATTCGTAGAACTTCAAGAGTTTGATAGAAAGGTTGAAACAAATTCTATTACTGATAACTTAGTTACAGTAAATAGTGATATATCTCTTAAGTGGACTAGACAAATAGCTGGTATTGATTTGATTTATATAACTCCTGGCGGAGATAGACAAACAATGACACTTAAGAATATTTATACTAAAGCTCAGATAGATCCATTTGCTTGGTATAAATTTAAAACAAATAATGAGATAGTACTTTCATTCTCAAATAATAAAGGATATTTTGCACCTGCATTCAATAGTAAGATTGAATCAACTATATATACGTGCAATGGAGCATCTTCTAATTTTGATGAATATGATAATAAATCAGGATTACCAGTACAGAAGACAGGATCAAATTATTCATATAATGCAAACACAAAGATGGTTGCATTATGTTATGGAGGTTCTACTGGTGGAGCTGATAAAGGAGATATTGAATTATTAAGAGATGATGTTATATTAGCTCATAATACAGCAAATGCAATATCTACTGATCATGATTTGGAATTATGGTTTAATAATTATGCTAAGAGATATAATACTAAAGCAGAATTCTTTAAACGTAGAGATGATCCAACTGGTAGATTATTTTCACAATTCATATGTATTGTGAATGATTCATATATTTATCCTACCAATACACTATCTATAGATATTTCACAAAGTGATTGTGATTTTGTAAATACTGATAGTAATGGGATTGCTAATGAGTTTATTATTAAACCTGGGCATCTGTGGGAATATGCTGACAATGGTGATACAATAGTTAGAGATAGATTAAGAATGATTACATCTTTAGATGGTGCTGCAATGGTTACTGATGATGCATTACCTCAATTGAACAGTAATAGACAATTTATGTTTGTTAATCCATTTTATATTAAGATATCAAGATCACCTGCAATATCAGCAATGTATAATTGTCTTATAGATCATACATCATATCCTGAAGATGTACCAGTAACTTCAGAATCATTTTATCAGTTCCAATTAGCAACATTCAGTATTGAAAGAACAATGTCTAAGAAATACAATAATAAATATAAGATACAAGTAATTTGTGTACCAGTAATTACTACTGATACTGATATTGATTATGTTGCTGGAATTGGTACTGAAGATTATCCATTATATGAAAATAATCTAAGAATGATTCTTGTTACTAGATCTGCATCAGATGGTGAAACAGGATATATTGAAATGGAACCAGTAGAATTTCGTACTGGTAGTTCTATATTATTTGAAACATATATTGCAGTGCATGATAATATAGATTCAGATATGATGCTTGAAATAGATATGGATAAAACTACTGGTATTAGATCGCTAATACAATCTGGTACTAGAAAAGGAAAAGTTTATATTGATGCTCAAGAAACATCATTCCATTTTATATGTCTCATCAAAGATTTCGATGGTAAAGCATCTGATCCAATATATAGTGACAGCAGATATAGTGGTTATTTAGTAGCTAATAGATTTGCTAATTCACATAGAGATCTTACACTATATAAATCATTATCAATGATGAGATCAAATATTACATTTGCTGGAGATAATGGAAATTATAATGTTAGAGCTTCACTGATACCAATGTTAAGATATGATATACCACTTGATGATACAAAAATGGCTTATTTTATTAGAGCTTTTAATGATCAATATACAGCTATGGAACCTGTAATAAACAAGTTGGATGGTAATTGCTCAATCGATTTTAAACTATATAATACATATGGAAGATCATCTAATTATTATATTGGGCCATCTGATGATAGTGATAATCTATATGATTCAAATATCTTGCTTGATAATGTATATGTAAATATTAGATTAGTAATATCAGTATATGATAGATCATTATATACTCAGACAGTAGCTAATGTTACAAATGATATCATTAGTTATATTAATGATTTAAGTGATAATGATGAAACAGATCTACATGTATCAGATTTAATACATGATATTATTGAGAATCAACCTAATGTAAGGTATTTGAGATTCTTAGGGTTTAACGATTATGATGCTAACAAACAATCAATATTTGTAAAGTATGATGATATATCTGAACTTGATGAAAATCAGTTACAATGTAGGGTACCTGAATTAATTAGAGTTGATTCTGATAGTATAGAAATAACTGAGGAGACTTAATAAAGGAGGATTGCATAATATGAACGCAGTAAACTTATCAGAAGTAGATGACTTACAGGAAACAATTGACAATCTAGATTATGGGCAGGAAGTTATATGGGAAGATAGAACATATATAATACTTGCTGATTCAAAATCAAATAATATTTATCTTCATCCATGTGGATGTAATCCAGAATTGGAAGATATATCAATATCTGAATTGATAAAATAAAAATAAAGAGAGGGATATTAATCCCTCTCTTTATTAATGTTTATTATTATATTTATTATTATACTTATTATTGTTATTATTCTTATTTTCTGCCTTTGTTTCTGATGTTGCATCTTTTGATTCAGCTTCATTAGATTCATTCTCAGTAGTATTTTCGTCAACAGTCGTAGATGTATTAGCGATTGTACTTAATGCACTTAATGCTTTATCAACAGCCGCATCTGTTGGAGTTGTATCTGTTTTCTCTTCAACCTTTTCTGGCTGTTGTACTGGAGATACTCCACTCTTATCAATTGCAATACCGGTAGAATTATTAACTATTGAATTTAATCCAGTACTTTTGGTTTCTGCAGCAATATCTATTACATTTGCAATAGTTGTTTTAGCACTTTGAGATCCATCTCCAATAGCTGCAACATGTACAGTTGACTCATTTGTTTCAACAGGTGTATTATCAGTAGATACAGGAGTACTTGGAGCAATTACTTCCTTCTTCTCTGATGGTCTGTAATTCTCATATTTCTTGTATATTGTTGTAAGATTAGTTCTGGTAAGTGGTTTTAACTCACCTGTCTCTGGATTAACATAGTTAACAGTAAGGCCATTTGTCTGAATGATAGTTGCAATAAGTGTAAGATCAGCATAAAATGGCTCTTTCCTTGGAGCAAGACCATAACCGCGTGGAATCATTCCTTTACCTAAAACTTGAATTTTTAACATTGTAATTTCTCCTTTACATAAATAATATTTTTTATTCAAATAGTTCAGCTGATGTTTTTGGTAATATATATGTGTCACTAACAAGATCACTTTTAATTCCCATCGAAAGTAAATATGTATTTACAGTATTCAATGTTACTTTATTAGTAGGACTATTTTCCAATTCATCCAACTGAACATATCCTTTGGTTGCTATAGACTGATTCATTTCACGTTTCATTATAGTATCATCTGATCTAGGACCATGGAATTCTTGTAGAATTTTATCAGCTCCCAGTGATACTAATAATGATGCTTCGATATCTGAATCTCTAGCATTCTTATCTTTATCTACAACCTGATTAGTCATTGCAGAACGTTTCTCATTTGATACTGAGATACCATTCTTCTTATGTAATAATTGCTGAGTACGTTTTACATTAATATACCCAACAAGACATTTCTCTTTAGAACATACAACATGTTTCTTATCCATTGTAAGATGGGGCATATATACATATTCCATTAATGGAATATTTAATACCTTAGCTGCTTTCTCAATATTATTCATATCAAGTCCATGTTCATATTCTACAATATCAAGTACAAAATTTTCATTATCATCATTTAAGAAATCTTTCATATATTTAGCAAACTCATTATCATTCATTGATCCAAATAATTCTTTGTATTTATCTGTATTAGCACCTGATGGATCCAATGCATCAAATGTATCATATATAATCTTTTCTATTTTAGCTCGATTTTCTACAATCATTACGATTCTCCTTTCACAGAATTTATATTATAAATCATCTGATTTAAATCATTCAATGTTATTCCTATAAGATATTTATCAGAATTATTATAAGAATTATTGAGATAACCAGAAGGATATGATTCAGTTCCTTCTATATGAATTAATAAAGATGGTTTATTTCTATACATTTGTTTTTTAACTGCTACAGATCCTGAATTAAAATAAACTCCAAGTGCTTCACATTGTTCACATATCTTAGTAACTAATGTATCCTCATCAAGTTCATCAAAAAAAGAATACAATATTGATTCTATATCTAATCCTATTTGTGGAATTGAAGGATATTGCCCAGGCTTACTAAAGAGAACATACAAAATAGTATTCTTTACTACTTCTATTTCACTGCGTAATTTAGGCTGCCCAAATTCATTTAATTCAAAAGTAGTATCATATCCAATTCGTTCGGATTCCAAATCTATCATAAATTATCACCTCTCTTAAAGATAATTAATTATAAGAATTGTGATTTAGGAGAAAAAAATAAGGGAGATTTAATCTCCCTTATCCTTTATAATGCTACGCTTACTAAGTCATCTGCGATTTCAGCATCAGCAGTATCTACTAGATCTGCATCTACATATGTGTCTTCATTAATTTCAATACTATCAACAATATCTAAATCATCATCTGATGACTGATGTTTCTTATTGTAGATGAAGTATCCAGCTGTTGCTGCAGCTGTAACAACGATTGCTACTGATCCAATTATGATGCATCTCTTCTTGAAGATGTTCTTATGAAGCTGAACACCAATTTCATTTAATTCACAAATCAAGTTTGGTGTCATTACACAGTCATCAATAACTGATATAGCATTCCTGGTATCTGCCTTAGCTGCCTTTGTTTTCTTTGCATTAATATCGAATTCTGGAGACACCTTAGTATCGCCAAGCTTTCTAGCATATGTGCAAAGTATTGAAGATACACTGATAATGTCTGTCAATGTCTCAGCTGATACCGGCTTCTTATTGAACTTAATTGTTCCATCTTCTTTTTCAGAAGCGCCTAACAATGCTAATACAACTGGTTTATTGAACTTACTAATCACGCATCT